TATGTGAACCTGCGGGGTAGGTTACCCTTTGCACCCAAACGTTTGGCCGCTTCACGCCTTGCTGACTTATCTTTATAGAGCACGTAATTAGATATCCTAGCACTGCGTCCGGGCCACTTCTTGAAGATCCTCTGCATGACCTCGTTCTGTTTGTGGTGGGGGAAGTCTATGTCCACATCAGGTAGGTCGTCCCGGTTGGGATTGAGGAATCGTGCAACGGGTATGTCCCATTCCACAGGGTCCACATCTGTTATGCCCAGTAGGTAACAGACCAATGATGATCCGGCACTACCACGTGTCATGTGTGGTATGTCTCTCGTCATTGCTATGATGTCACATATTTGGATGAAGTAGTCTACGAAACGTAGTTGAAGGATGATGCGAGTTTCCTCGGCTAGCCTATGCGTGTATTTTTCTGTGCCTGGACATTGCCTAATGAATCTATCGTACAGCCTTGTTATGTCGTTCAGTTGTTTGTCTTTCATTTGCCTATGCTTTTTTGTTTGCCTGTTGTTGCCTTGAGCAGTTTTATTTATCTGCGTATATTATTAGGCGTTTAGATTTTGGCGAAGTTTGCTTTTAGGTATGTTGATATCTCTCTTGTCACAGGCGGCATTTATCACACACGGATCGCATGCGGGTGATCGAGACTTACAAACTTTTTTGGCATGTGTAATCAACCACATATGTGCACCGTATTTGTATTTGCTAGGTGTTGTGTTGTTCACAGTAATGGATGCTTTGCCTTCATCAAGACTGTCGGCCCAACCCAATCTCCATAACATTCTAAACACATGTGTGTCAACGGCTATGTGAGGTTCACCAAACACAAATCTCATCATGATATCTGAACTTTTACGTCCAACACCGGGCAATGACATCAATTCCTTTTGCGTACTAGGAACTCGTCCGTTGTATTTTTCCAAAAGCATTTTACTTGTTGCAAGAATGTTTTTGCTCTTTGCATTGAACAGTCCGGCCGGCTTGATAGCCTCTATAACTTCTTCTTGAGATAACTTTATCATTTCTTCAGGAGTGTCTGCCAAATCAAACAGTTGGTTACATGCAATCGCGGTTCTTTTGTCCTGACTTTGTGCTGACAGCATTACTCCGATAAGACTGGTATAGGCTTTAGAATATATTTTTGCTTTTGGTTTTCGATTTGAATAATTTGGATACAGAGAACTTAATTTCTCGTATATGTAATCGATGTCATTATTGTTCTTCATCTGAGTGCAATTCGTTTAGCAGTTGTCTCAGTTTGCCACCCTCAACGTTGGCTTTGACTTTTCCTACAGTGTCGCCTTTGCGAGGATCCGGAACTTTTGGTTGTGCATCTGTTGGTGTTCCATCTGATGCCGAAACTTTTGATGTCTGTTTCAATGAATCGTATATTGTGCTTCTCTGTTTGTCAAACTGTTTGTATTCTGGGTCATCAGCCAAGTCTCTAATTCTCAAACTGTCAACATCAAACTCTAAGTCTACTTTCTGTCCCACACCGCTGGAACTCCTAGTTTTCATGAACTGGATTTGATATCTTCCACGTTCCTTCATTGCTCTTGATGTGAATATACCTATCACGTTGTCTGCTGTTTGTATCTTGGATAGTCCACCTGAGATGTGAGAGTGATCAAACTCTATCTCTTCTACCGATGCCCTGTTCAACTGTGATGCAGTTGCCAATATGCATTGTTTTTCAACAACCAAGTTTCTTAATTCTTCTGACACATACTTGTCTTTGATAAACAAATCTGCAGGACTTATTCTTTTACTTTTTGGCATCATGAGATCCAAATAGTCTATCAATATGCAATCTATTTTTTTCTTATTTTTCAGTTCTAGTTCTTTTAGATATGTTCTTATATCAAGCACTGTGCTTCCACTAGGCAAATATTTAATTTGCATTGTTCCCGATTTCTTAGCCAACATCTTCACTTTCATTTCCACATTGTCTATTTCGGGAAATACTTTCCGTGTTGGAATGTTAGTCATCATGGCATCCAGTCTCATCGCAGTCAGTTGTTCACTTAATTCAAAAGAAATGTAGCAAACATTTAGTCCTGCTGTTGCCCAGTTCACCGCTAAATTCTGCAAGAACAAACTTTTACCTGCACCCGAACCACCTGCAAAAATGTTTAGTTCGCCTCTATTGAAGCCACCAAATAATTTCTTATCTAAATTTGCCCAACCTGTGCTTATCTGCCCATTGTTGGCCTTCAATGCCTCGAGTCTGCCTTTTGGATCTTCAAAGTAGTCTGTGCCTAAATCTCTTGTCAGTCCTATGTTTACAGCATCTTTGACCATGTCCTCGACTGGTGCATAGTCACCCTTTTCCAACAAGTCTGCTGATTGTAATATTGCACTCTCCAGTGCCTTGTGTCTCGAAAAAGTTTCAAACTCGTCTAGCAACCAATTGAAGTGACTTGGATCCAAATCCTTTGCTGACTTTAGTTTTATATCAAACTTTGCATTTACTTGTTCAACTTCTGGCATGACTTTGTACTCGTCCATGTATTCTTTAATAAACTTGGCAATAGGTTGCAGTTTCCGATCAAACGACTCGGCCTTGAATATATTTTGTGCTCTTGCAAATGACTCTGCATCTGCGAGAAGCATCTCTATATAAAGTTTTTGTACATCAAATGTGTATTCAGCCATACATCTTTCTCTTTAAATCTATTTTCAGTTTACTTGACTCCGTTGTTTTCAGTATTGATTGTATAGTAAACAGTCTACCATATTTTAACACAGCATCCGCCACATCGCCAACCGTTTTGTCCCATTCTGGAAAAGCAACACTCCATCCAAATTCTGTTGCTTGGTTAATCAATTTCTCTCCTGGGGCATCTCTGTCTGGTACAACAATTACCTGTCTTCCAAGACCATCTATGAGCTCTCTTTGTGTATCATTTATCTCTGATCCCAATATGCTAACGCCAGAAACGGTAATTGCATCAAAAGGACCTTCAGTCACAATAACAAATTTTCTTGTCCAGTCCTGTGCGTCCATGTTGAACACATATCCCGGCTGTACATCTGTGTAATATTTTACTTTGTCTGATTGCTCAAACATCCTGCCAGTAAAGCCAACAATGTCTCCCCGCCAATAAAACGGAATTAGTAATCTCTTGTCTACGTCCCAATTGGTGTCAGATGAATACATGAAGTCGTACCAATCAGCACCTATCCCTCTTCCTGCTAGATAATTTAATAGATTGTCAATCTTGATCTGCTGTTCGGTGGGCATGGTGCCTACTGTGTATTCTTCTAACCATTTGTATAAGGGTCTTGCAAATTTTGGCAGTGACTTCTTTTGGAAAGAAACAAATCTTTTCTTTTCATATTTTAGATCGCTTTCTTCTTCTCGCATGGCCTCTATGGCCAATTTTCTTATAGTGTCATCTGTGATGCCTATATACCCCATGAACGATCTCATCTTTTGATTAAGTTTGCGACCTATCACATAGTTTGCTTTGAAGCCACAATTGAAACAGTGGTAAGACACAGTGCCGTCTGCACTTGTCATTACACCCCCACGTTTCTTTTTGTCCGCGGATTCTCCATTGTGTACACAACATGGTGCGTTAAAAGATATCCAACCACTTGGAGTTTTCTTTCGATTCGCGGGCAGGCTAGTCAGAATAGTATTCTGTATTAAATTCATTAACTATATTTTACTGTCTATATAGGATTTTGTCAACTATACCAGTGTTGTCGGGATCATTATCCCATGTGAATCTTACGTTTTGGTAAACACCTGTGAAGTTGAAAGTGGTAACACCTGTGGAGTCTGAAAAAGTGTTTGTGGCACTTGCCGCACTATCCATGGTAATGTCAAAGAAATCACTTGCATCAGTTGGATCGGTGCTCATTGTACCTTGTACTTTTAGTGAGCCTGTAAATCCTCCCCTTGTGTATACTGCGATTGTGTGTAGTGCTTTGTTGTTGTTTATACCGGGTCTTGCATCTAAGTTGCTTGATAACCTGGACAAAGATTTGGCATCTGTTGTTGCTGTGAATCCTGTTACAGAAACACTTGCTGTGAATTCTGGATAAGCACTGTCAAGCAGTTCGATAGTACCAGAGGCCGCATAACCTGTGTCTGCATACGTAATTTCCCTGCTACCATCAGATTTAACTTCACGCACTGCAAAGTTGTAAAATTTAGCGTCTAATGAAAGTAAGTCTCCCTCTGTAATCGTGCAACTAGCATCTCCCTTGGTGCTGACAGTTGAACCATCATCGAGTATTGTAAGTGTTTTTGTTATCACTGCTTTTTTGCTTTCTGAGTCAATCATGTTGAACTCATAAGTCTTGGATGTGATATCCTGTGCCTTTTGATCTTCGTTTTTGAACGTGAATGTAAGTGGGTTGGACACCCCTCTGTGTAATGTTAGCCTTCTATCGTACACTATTGAGTTCCTCCCGTGATAACCACTTATATAGGCTATTACCAACTGTGATAGTAAATACCTTGATATTGTTTGCATAATACATATTTAACAGTATTTATAGATAGAGCATGAACGAAATTTTTAAAACTTTAAGGGATAAATTCCCTTTCTTGAGCCTAATTAGAAAAGGCGAACTTGAATACGTTGGCATCGTGCAAAACGAGGACACAAATGTAATAAGTTTTTACGATTATGGTAGGCTTTATTCACCGCAGGACAAGATGAAGTTTTTGAAATATGGAGAAACTTGGTGGCATGAGTCCAACAGAAAGATTCCAATCAATATTTTCCTTAAGGGCGATTTCCGTTATTTCAGGACCACACTTGTAACTTTGAACTCCAAGGACATAGAGATAGTGCATGGACCAACTGTCAAACTTTCTGATATTTCTAAAAAGAGGGTGAAAAGGCGAACAATACAGTTAGTAAGAAAACCCGTTTAAACTTTTCCGTCTTTATTAATATACTTCGCGTAGTATATCGTCAATGGATTGTTAGGATCATAACAGTTCATTTCAGAGCGAATAGATGGTTTTGATTTCTTACGTTTTTTTCGGATTATTTTTTTAGTTTTTTGATGTTGCATCAAAACTATATTTAGCTCTGCTGATCAAATTCATCTGCACTACAATCGCTTGGGCATACGCAACTGCGTGTGACTTCTTGAAGAAATATGATCCATCAGTTGGCTTTACCCAAACTTCTTTCATTATGTCCTGCCACTGCTTGTACATCAGTTGTCTCTTTGCTGGACGTATAATTGCTAATACAGCCGCAAGTTGTTCTATGTTTTTGGGTTCCAGTTTTGAAACTATGTTAAAATGACCATTTAGGTGAAAAAGGTTTTCAACAACTTTTGTATCCTTCAACATGTCCCAGTCTGGTTCTTGTATCATTAGTTCAACAAGTTCCTGTTCTGATTTTACCTCTTTGTAGATGTTAACATTCAAACAATCAATTTTGAAATAGCCTCTGTCCTCTGCTTTTTTGTAATCCAGTGAAGCGTTGCCTGTTACTGGATGTTCCGGCACTGCATGAAAGTAAACGCCAGTTTTGTGTTTTTCTGTTTTGTCATTTTTGATTATAGTTGCCGGAGTGTGTTTGAATAACTTCAGTGTTCCGTCTCTGTCAAAAAAATCTATATCTACATCAGGCATTAGTGTATACTTCCTTTGGCTTCTTTTTCATTGTACTTGATAAATCTTTCTTTTGCTCCTGGTTGCAACACATCCAACACATCCAACAGTGCCCTATAACCTCCGCTGTTCAACATGCTCTTGTCCATTTTGGGTATTATGACTTTTCCTATTGATCCGTCATTCTTTATTACCACCGCACAATCTCCATCTTCAAACTCTAATTCGTCAGATACTTCAACATCTATCTTAGACAATTTTGGCCTCCTTTGCTGTGTCCTGTACAAGCAAGTGGTCAGCCGGATAGCTCTTGAACTTGTTTGCCCAGTACTCTGGATTAATAAATCTCTGTGTCATTTGTAATTGTTCGTCACTAAATGATTTTAACATTTTTTTGCCTGCACTGCAACCTAGCAACAACCATGGACTTATCTTTCCTTGCTGAATATGTTGTACTGCTCTGTTGGTGTTTGCAAGTCTAAAGTAGTCACTCCATTGTGCATTTT